AATTTTCTTATAGTTTTAAACTTTACTATAAGTTTTATTTATATAGTTTAAAATTCATATCCATTATTTACCATCACAAAAAATACGTATTGTTTAAACCTTTTTAAAGCATTTATGTAGGCTCTATTGCTTCTATTGCCATAATCAGCCTCTTTTCCATAAGAGTCATATTTATAGACAAAAAGGTGTATGTTTTCTATTAAATAATTGATACATATATCTTCTCTTAAAAGTATTTGAGGTATTCTTACTTTAGCGTAATCATACATTGTTGAGTTTGCGTATCCGTTGATTTCAAGGTGCATCGCAAAATCATTTAAAATAAATCTTTGACTTTTCATTTTATTTATTTTTATTGTTAGTTATTCTTTAGACTCCCATTGTTCAAGTATTTCTTTTTCCCTTTCGATTCGCTCTAGTATTTCGTCTAAGTATTCCATTGTAGTATATTTTAAAAAGCGGTTGAGCTTATTCCTTCGCTACCCTGTATTATTTCACAATGGTCTTTACTTTTCCATCTCCAGCTTTTTACTCTTAAATTTAAAGTCTCGTAAATTTCCCATCGTTTATCCATTGGTAGTTTATTAATTAAGTTTTGTAAAGGGTCATCAATTAATAAGTTATTAGGTAGAGCAAAGTTATTATTTTTTTTAGTCTTTTTTGTTTTTAAACTTAAAGATTTACTTTCTTCTATTCTATCATCATAGTACGTATTGTAAACGTTTCTGAAACCTTGGTAATTCAAAAAGTAAACGTCTATCTTTTTAATTGCGTGTAATATACTAACTCTATCTTTGGTTAAGCCTTGAGTTTTAAACCAACTTGAAATTTGTCTATCATTCATATAGTTAAAAGTAATTAAATTTTTATATAAAATGGCTCTTAAATACGCTTGTGTAGGTTTTCTACTGTTGTCTTGAATATTAAACCCTGTTAACTCTACTAAGTTTGCAAGTATTTTATTTGCTTCTTTTAAGTTGTAATCTATTAAATCTGTTTTCATATTGTATATTTTAAAACATTGTTAATTGTTGTTGATGTTGTTTTAATCTTTTCATAGCTGCATTGTAATACTCTGTATCTAATTCACAAGCTGTTAAATCATATTTTAAGTTATGACAAGCAATAGCAATAGAGCCACTTCCTAAATGCGTATCTAAAATTTTGTCGCCCTCTTTTGCGTAGTTCATTAAAAGCCATTCGTATAATTTAGTAGGCTTTTGCGTTGGGTGTATTGGTTTGTCCTTCCATATATGTGTTCTATGTATATTTACAACTCTTGTAGGGTTTTTTATATTAGAATATGCTAATTCACAATCAGACATTGTAAGACCCATTTGTCCCTTATACCAAACAACCCACCCTTTACTTTTCTCTAAAAACTGCGGAAAGTAATTTGCACCCCAAATAATTTGATGTTTACTTACTCTTTTTAGTTCATTAAAGTAATCTTCATTAGGGCATTCATTATCCCAATCCTTAAAAGTATGTGCTTTTCTAATTTGAACACCATCTTTTATACCTTCTTTTTGCCCATCTATTCCAATACCATAAGGAGGGTCAACAATAGCCAAGTCAAAGTAATTATCTTCATACCTTGCCATTAACTTCATATTATCTTCGTTACTTATTTGCATTTCTTAATGTTTTAAATTCTGTCAATAATGATTCCATAAGGGGTTTAAATCTTGCTATCGAAGTAGCTGCTGGAGAATCCGCCTTTGCTAATTTACCATATTCTTTAAATAAGAAATCAAGCGCTTCATAATCTTTATAAGCATCTTTTTCAAATGCAAATCTTATCATTTCTCTAACACAATACGCTTGTATGTTTTGCTTTCCATAATTATTTACAAGTTTTGAAATCTTATTTATTAAGTAAATAGAAAAATCATAATCTATAATAGTACAATTTCCTTTTTTAAATAATTTGCTTTTAGAACCAAAAAAACAATTGACTATATTACCAACTGAAATATTATTTTGATTGCTTAAATAATTTTTATAAACTATATTATAATCTTCCGAATCAGTAGAATATGCTTTTAGATAATCTAATGTATTCCACGCTTTATTACCATTGTTTAAACTTATAATAGCTCTTAAGTGTTCTGCTTCTTTATCAGTATTTATCCAATCAATTATATAAGCTGGTACTGTTTTTTGCTTTAAAAGTTTAGCTGATTCTATTCTGTGGTGTCCTTCTATAACATCTCCTTTTGAAGATACAACAACAGGCATCATCCATCCGTAATCATTTAATTTTGATTTAAAATTTTCAGCGTGTTTTGTTACAGTATCTCTATTTACTGTTGCCATTTTCAATTCACTTATTGGATAATAAGCATTGTACTCTCCTCTTTTAATTTCTTGTGTATTCATCTTTGTTTGTTTTTAATTATTAATTATTTTTTATTATTATATTGTTTTAGCACCGTTCTTTATTAAAATTTCATCACTTGTTTTACAAAGTTTTACCTTGTCTTTTGAAAATGCAATGCAAACTTCTTGTATTTTAGTAAAGTCATTAAAATCAAATTCGTTTAATATCCACTTTATAAACTCTAATTTATTTGCTACTAAAACATCAGCCATATTATTTTCATCTCCTTCTAACTTTTCAACCTCATTAAAGTAATTGTTTTCTATATCCAAAAGGTCTTCCATAGTTCGTTTAACGTTCTTTTTAACCCTTTGCCTAAATATTCCAATAGGGGCAACCTCTTCTAAAAAATGCAGGTTCACAAATGACGTTATAATCGCTCCACCTATTTTTTCTACTTGTTTGTCTGTTAATTTCATCTTTAAAATTTTTAAATTGTTTAGTTATTATTTGTTTATATTCCAGTAATAAGCACATTTTCCTTTTTTAAAGGAAGGTTTTGTATATGATTGCCTGTGTTCATTTGGTGTTGCTTTAAAACGGTAACAGGTTTCTTTAATTTCGCAACCTTTACCCTCGCACATTGATATATCCGCCATTGTTTATTTATTTTATATAATATGTTTCCTGTTGGTCGTGTTCTTGTTCGTAATATTGTTTAGTTAATCTTATTTCATCATCTAGTAATGAATTCAAATAGACGTAAATATAACTAATTTCCAAGTCGGTTAAAATATATTCATCATCTTCATTTAGCCAAATTTGAGTAGTTAAAACGTCATCAATAAGATACAAATCAACTACCATTGAATCAGGGGATTCTTTGTAAACTGTAACGGCGTTTGGTAAATGATAATAACCACTTCCAAAAGAATTAAACTCAGGCTCAATACTTTTTAAAAATTCTTCTACTTTTTTATTATTTATCATCTTGTAAATAGTTTTATAATCATTGATAAAAACATTAATATAATGTAAACTATAAATCCAAAGGTAACAAAAACCATAAGAAAACTAACTGCGTATTCAAAAAACTTTATCATAATTATATTACTTTTATATTTCCGTTACTATAATGTTCGCATATTACTCCAGTTGGTAACGTTACAACTTTTGTTGGTTTTAAATTATTTGCTTTTAATAAATCGTTAATTTTTTTAATAATACCTTTCATATTGTTTTGTTTTAAGTTCCCTACAAATATAAAACCTTTTTTAGTTACAAACTAATTTATTAACACTTTTTTTAATTTATTTTTAAAACAAAAAAAAGGATAGCTATTTGCCACCCTTATAAACATTATTAAACGTTTTTGTTATTTCTAATAATTTTTCTAAACTATTTATATTTTAAATTTATTTATATTCCATTTTTTAGAAACCTTTGATAAGAATAATTTTAAAGGTTCTTCTTTCACATCGTACCACTTTTTACTATAGTAATAACCACTAACAAAACATTTTTGCAAAGGTATATCAGATTCATCTTGCTTGAAGTTATGAGTAACATAAAGGGCAATTGATTTATCTGTTCTCCAATTATTACAGATTCTTTCTAAAACAAGACGCTGTCCAATTGGAATTTTATTATTAATTCTTTTCACTTCCATTAATATAAGTGCTTCGTTGTTAAATTCTAAAACAACATCTATATCTGTTGGATGTATTTTACCATCTTTTATACCAGTAAAATCTATTGTTTGACGTACTTGTTTGCTATTTCTTATTAATGTCATAATTGTATATTTTAGTATATAAATCCCAAATTGCTTGGAATGATTCCTCTTTATTAAATTCTTTTCCTTTCATATAAAACTGTGCTTTATGCCCTCTTTGATACTTTACTTTATAGTTTGCACCAGTCGGTTCTAAAGTTATCACAAAGCCCTTATTAAAACAATATCTTTGCGCTTCGTGGTTGCAGTTTTTTATAACTATCTTTTTTTTAATTTTCGGCATTTATATCCTCTATTATAGTGATTAATTCTAAAGCCTTTGAAACTCCATCAGCTTCGCACGTTCTTTTTGCTTCAGTTAAATAAAGCCAATATTCGTAAACGTCATTCTTATCTTTACTTTGAAAATAAGAATCAATACAACTATTATAAGCAATATTTTGGATTTGTTTACATTGTTCTTTAAACATTATTTTTATAATTTAGGTCGTAAAATTCTTTATTGTCAATATATTTTTGGTAATTTTCAGTTGCTATATTTAATTTATTATAACCGCTTTGTATAAATTCATCGCTAAATTGAATTACTTTAACCTCTAAAGTTCTTTTATCAACTACAACGTACCTAAACTCAAAAGCTCCAAATAATTCCAAATACAATGCTGCTTGTAAATCATAATTATAAGTATTTGCGGATTCGTAAAAGCTATTTATATCGCTTGTGGTTTTTAAATCAACTACAATACCATTCAATAAAATATCAGCCTTACCTCTAAACGGAAAACCATTGTAATTACCTATTTCGGGTATTTCAAATTTTGCTTTATTAACCAAACTACTAAATTCTTTGTTATTTAAAACAGAATCAGCGACTTTTTTACACCTGTTTAATTCTGATAAGGTATAAACCGTTTGCGGTAATTGTTCTTCAACTGCTAATTTATACGCTTTGCTTCCTTTGGTGCTTTCAATTATTGTTAATTCTTCTATTCTGTGAGGTTCTAAGCTAAGTAAGTGAATAAGTCTGCCATCTCTAAACGGTTGAGGTTCTTTTTCTTTTGGCGGCTTGTTTATATATTCTACGTATGCCTCAGGGCTTTCTAATAAGCTTTTGCAAGTTGATGAGCTTAAAGCGTGTTTTCCTAAGTACCCATAATAAAAAGAATCATCATACATTTTTTGTAGTATATCCTTTTTTTCAAACGTTTCATTATTTAGTAATTTTATCATTTTATTTTTATTGATTGTTTTACGTCTAGTTCTGCCACTTCTTTTTTAACCCAAATACGTTTTTTGAATTCGGTGGTTGCAGGTAGTGATTTAACAAACCATTTTGGCTCTATCTTATTAAGGTTAAATAAATAGATTCCGTTTGGCGTGCTGTTTATATAAATTGGAATATCAAAGTTTTTATTTGATTCTAAAATTAAAGCATCAAATTTTTTCTTTTCAAGTATTAAAGTATCATAATGTTTTCGCCTACATTTTAACTCTATTCTGTTTTGTGTTTCTATATCATAGCAATCCCATCTCGAAATTGGGTTTTTACTATTTACTAAACTTTTATAGTAGTTTTCATTTAACCACTCAAACAAATCCTTTTCCTTCCATTTATCCATACGCTAATATACAAAAATATTTTAATTAAAATTCATAATCATTGTCAACGAATTCAGGTAAATTATTATCGTTTATTAAAAAGCTGAAAGGCTCAAACGGTCTGTTTCTTGACCTTTTACATTCAACAGATACCCAACCTTTATTCACTCCATTTTTTTCTAACTTAATTTGAGTTTCTGCTTTTTTTTCTAAAAAACTTCCAAGGTGACCCGTCGGCTTGTCGCTTCCAAAATTACTGTGAATAATTGTAACAATATGACACTTATATAAGTCAGTCCAACTCATTAATTGTTCAACTACTTTTGAACATTGCTCTAAATTATTAACATCAGAAACCAAATCGGCAATTCCATCAATGACAATTAAACCAATATTTTTCCCTTCTAGTGTGTTGGTTAAAACGTAATCAATAAAATTTATTCTATCGCTTGGGTTCATATTTCTTAAAGCATAAGTAAAATACTTTTCATCCTCTTTAATTTCATTCATTACAATTGGTCTTCTGAATACTTTTTGAGCGTGAAATCTACCCTGCTCGGTATCAAAATGAATCATATTTCTGCCCTTTCTATGACCTTTTATTTTTCCAGTATATTTATTTCCATTGTTTAAGTATGCCGATGCAATTAAGCTAGTGAAAAAACTTTTACCTACTTTTGGCGGTGCTTGAACAAAACTAAAATTTCCATAAGTGCCAATCGGTATAAGATATTCTGAACTTGTACCGTCTAAATCATTTTCAACATAAGAGCCACAACTAATTGCAACAGGTGGATATTTTACCTCTTCTGATACATCTACATAAGCATCTGAATAAAGCAATTCCATTTCCATTCTTAAAACCTCTTTTTCATCATTCGTTATCGTTTTGTTTAGCATCATCTTTATATTTTATTATTTTTAGTTTGTAAAATTTACCTAAAATATTATCGTTTAAGAATTTATCACTTTCTAGAACCTTTTGAGTAAATTGTAATTGAGTCTCGTAATATGTCATCATTGTACGATTGTAGCAAATATATACTATTTCTTTTATACAATCTTCATTTTTCCAATTTTTTGTTTCTTTATTGCTGCCTGTGTACGTTAACCAATTACTTTCTATATAATCTACTCTTTTGCGTTTATATCCTTTTAAAGGTGGTTTTGTACGCTTATTAAGTAGTATCTTTTTACCTATGTATGTTTTGTCTTCAATCTTGTTGTATATGCTGTAAACGATTCCAATAGCTTTTATTGGCAAGTCTGACCTTTGCTTTATTTCTTTTCCTTTATAATTCCACATAAATAATAATAAAAAAAAAGGTGCTAAATTAATAACACCTTTTTAAGTTAATAATTAAAACGGCATATCATCTGCCATCTCTAAAACTTGCTCCGATTGCTTTTCTGTTTTTTGTACAAAACTTTGTAAGTTTTCAGAAGCATAATAAATTTTTCCATTTGCTACATAGCGTTTCTTTTCTTTATTCTCTCTTTGCTCTTTACTTTGTGGAATTGTAAAAGATACATTTTTTCCGTAATTACCTTCCTCAAAAATTGAAAAGTTTAATTTAAGCTTTTTTAGCTCTTTTCCGTTTTCATCTTTTTTAGGCACTAACTCCCTTTGAGAATTGTAAGTTAAAATACTTTCAAAGTATTGCGATAATTTTTTGATGTCATCTAATTGTAATTCAACATCTCCTAATAAATAACTTTTGTTTGCACTCATAATTTCTAATTTTAATTTAATTGTTTATTTTAATAATTCTTTTGTTGCATTTGCAACCTTATACTTCTTTAAAACGTTTTCCATAGTTCCACCACCTTTTAAATACGCTTGTACTTTTGTGAATTCAGGTGTACCTTTGTTTAACCATTCTAGCTCCTTTGCTTGTGTTTTAGGTGCTTTTCCGTGAGTATTTGTACTATCAGCATCTTTAGTGTCGTCAATCAAAAACAAGCCGTTTAAAGCGTACTTACGAGAATAAGACGAACTACTTCCAAAAGATTGTGCAATGTCCATCCCTTTGCGATTTGGGTCTATTCCTGCTTGTGCGCTTGTTTGAACCCTCCAGTCTTTACCAGCTATATTGGCTGTTGATTCTACAAATATTAACCCTCCCAGTTCTTTTATTTCGTCAGATAAAGTTAATATGCATTCGTATTTATCTAAAAGTGGTTTAACTGCTTCTAAAATGTCTTCACAACTTCGGTAGTTGTATTTACCAAAGTTATTTCTTTGGTTCTTTGGAGCTTTTAACTCCGATTGAATTTTTTGTAATTCTGTCATTTGTTTATTTGTTTTTAATTTAGTTATTCTTCACATTCTGAAAAGTCAGCGTGTTCTTTACATTGTTCACATAAACCAGTATCTAAGTAGTTACTTGCACCACAACAATTTGATTCTTCCATTTTATTTGTTTTTAAATTTGTTTTTGTAAATATACAACTTTTTTTTTAATTAACTGCAACACTTAAATTTAAATAATTTTTAGTGCCATATTTAGGTTCTTTTATTTGATAATTTATTTTTATATCTGTTAAATTAGAATCTTCTTTTAAATGGTATTCTATTTGTTTTTTAAGCTTTTCCCAAGCTGCATCGTTTATCATATTGCTTTATCGTTTTTAACATCTCTTAAAGATTGTTCAATTAATTCTATTTCAATTTCGTATTCTAGCATTTGTAGTTTTCTTACTAGCCAAAGATTATCAGAAGCGTTTGCGTAATCTTGTAAAAATTTTAAAGTTGTTCTCATTTTGTTTTGTTTTTAATTATCGTTAAGCAAATATATAAATAATATTTAGTTATAAAAAATTTATTTACACTTTTTTTTAAATTTATTTTTAAGAGCAAAAAAAAAGAGGCTCAATTAAGAACCCCTTTTCAAACAAAATGATAAAAACAAACTAATGATAAAAAACAATATAATAAAAAAGATGGAATAAGAATCACACCTATACAAATATAAAACTATTATATATATTAAAGACTAAAATCAAATAAAGCTTATTAACATATTTATAAAAATAAACGTTGTTAATAAATAAAAAAAACTTGTTAATAAATATAACCTATTCCAAAAAAATTTCCTGTAAATTTACCCCATAATAAAACTAAAAAAATACTTTTATATAATTGGCTTGTAATATTAAAAATATATATATATTTCGAAAAATATTAATAAAAACTTTATCGAAAAATATTAGAAAAAAAATTTAACCTGTATAAGAGAATACTTATGTTCTTTTAATAAATTACTTTATATATTTTGAAACTAATTTCCTTGCAAAACTTCTAAAGCCAAGTACATCAATAACAATAGCCCCTAAAACATATTTATACCAATCAGGTAATTTATCTAAATTCTCATAAGAAATACGTATATCGCTTGAAAGATTAATATAATCGCTTTCCTTAAAAGCAATTATAAAAGGTGTAATTGTAGCAATAAATACAGGTATTAAAAATAAATAAGTAATAACCTCATCTTTGAAGCTATGCTTTTTATCTTGTGCAGTTATTAAATCAATTTGATTATCACTATCCGTATTAGATAAAATTCTGTCAACCGTTGCCTTTGTTTGAGCCTCTACAATCTTAAATTCTTGCTCCTGTTTAGCAACCTTTAATTTGTTTTTATTTAATAAAATTTCTTTACCAAAACCAAATATATTTCTAATGACTTCTAATATTACCATCTGAATTGAATTTGAAAAAATGCTAAATATAAATTTACTTCTGAAAAATCAAACCCTTTTTCAGGCTCGTGATATTGAAAGCCTAACATCATTGCATCAGGCATTAAAAGTATTAAGTTTATTTCCATAATTTATTGTATAAATTTAAAAATATTATTATTAACCAACTAAAAAGCATTAACGAGTAAGGATACCTAATATTATTTATTCTTATTGTAGCTCCAAAAAAGAACATAACCGTATGAAATAGTCCTTTTAATAAGTCCAAATCACATTTTCAGATTTTTCTTTGTCGTCGTCTACGTGTATAAAATTATCAGCAATACCAATACGATTAAAACCAACGTAAATAAGAGCCTTTAAGATATTAAAACGTTCTCGACTACTATTTACACGAATATCAACTGCAAGTCCTTTAATATGACTAGAATTAGCTACACCGCCTATTTTAGCATTATGTTCTTTACTCCTATATGCCGAGGTAATAATAAAAGGTATATTTGCTAAATCTCTAGCTTCATCTAATAAAGCAAGAAAATCAACATCCATATTCTCTTCTATTTCTTTAAAGTATTTGCTCATATAATAAAAATTTTAAATTTATTTATTTTTATTCATTAAATACCATTTTTGGATAGTGTAACCAATTACAACAATAGTTAATAGTATTTTTAGTCCTATTTCTATTTGAGCAAAATTTAAAGCCATTGCCAAACCATTTAAACCATATATTTTCAAGTCAATTAATTTCATTAGAATTTATTTTCTTGGTAGTTAATACCTGCAAACGAATGAATACCTTCGCCCTCTTTTATTTTACTATCTACTGAATATGTTTTCCAACCGTAGGGGTGGTCTTTTTCTTCTAGTTCTCCATTTTCGTTAAAAGTGTCTTTTAAGTACCAAATTGCATCGACTAAGTATTCCTCTGAATATTCTGCTTCTGTTATTTGTGTTTGTTTTTCGTTGTCAAATTCTGCCTCTTTTAAAATTACGTGTCCTAATTGAACTATTGAAAAATCAAAATTAGGTATTAAATTTCCTTCTTCGTCTTTTGTATGTAAATCTTCAAATTTATCTAAAAACTGCTCTCTTGTTCTAAATTTGTATTTTGCTACTTTGCCCTCGAATTTATATTCTTTCATTTTATATAGTTGTTAATTCTATTAGTTCTGCTTCTGTTAATATTACATTATTGTAAAATCTTAAATCATATAAATTACCTTCAAATTTATTAGCATTTACATTGTCTGAAAATTTTATATAGTTTAGATTTGTTGGATAAGTTACTGACGTATCAATCGCACTTAACACACCATTGTAATATACTTTAAAATTATTATCTTCAAATGATATACCTATTTTTATTCTTTGGCTAAAATCAACAGATATAAAATTAAGCAATCCACTACCATAAATGACAATTCGACCAACAACAGGGTCAAAATTTAAAGCAATTCCAGTTGTATTTCCACTTGTTAAAGATATAGTGGAATCACCTTTAAAAGCTAAAACATCAATAAAAAAGCTAGACTTAGAGCCATTCATTTCGTTTGTCAATGTCGTACTATAACAACTGTCTAAATTCCTTGTAACTGCTGAACCATTTGTTGCTACATAACTAGAAGCAAAAAGACCTTCTTCTAATTGCCCACCCCAAACTGAAATATCTAAAGGAGAATCAGAATTTAAGCCTATATTTATGCCTATATTAATGTAAGCCGACTGACCAGTTGACGTAAACCCTTGAATTTCGAACCTTTGCCAATCATTAGTGACTGTAAAAACGTTCACTGATGTATTTCTCCCATAAATAGCAACCTGTTGATTGCTTCCCGTATTGCTTTTTAAGAAAACACTTGCAGAATAATCTCCAATTACTGATGAAGTTGCTGTTGATTTAAGAGCATAGTCAGTAGAGTTTATTTGTAATCTTGTCGCTGTATTTGTACCGTCAGGAGAAACTGAATTATTTGGGGTTTCTGTTACGCTTCCGTTACCCTTCAAGGTATTCCATTGACTAAAATCTTCACTGTAAAGAAGGTAATTTGTTCTTTGCGGTTCTAGTAATAAACTAGGACAAGTTGAGTTTGTGTAGTCCAATCTTGGTAAATTACTACCATTTGTTTCTATAATTCCATCTTTGTTTACTCGTGTAGCATTTCCGCTTTTTTGATAGTAAAATACCCTACTATTATTTTGTGGTAAAACATTGTAAACTACTCCATAATATCCAGATTTATATCCGCTCGGTATTTGTAAAATTGTTGGTACTGTTGCCATATTATTTTTATTTTATAAATTTCTTGTTTTTGTTTTTAAGCACTCGCTATCTTCTAAAATTGCGCCATTGTTATCTGTAACTCTTTGTATATAGGTTAAGTAAGTACTTGACAGTAGAGGTAATATATAATCTGTATATACTGAACCCCAGTTTATGCTGTTTATAGCATAAGGCTGACCCCACCAAGATTTTAAATAAATTTCGTTTGCCATTTTATTTTTTCTTTAATTTAGTTAAATACTTTTTTAATTTAACGCAATTCTTTTCTTTTGGTTTATATGTTTTTTTCTTCATATTATAAAACCCAGTTTGAAGGATTAGTATTTTTATCGGGGTCAACGTCAGAATCTTGATTCGCTAAGTATTCAGGAAATAAAGTGCTATTAAAACAAATGTAATCAACGAATCTTCTTGTGTAATATTCTGCAAAATCTCTTTGTTTACTTACTAAATAATCCACTTCGTTTTTACTTACACTTTCGCTATTCTCTGAACTGTGTTTAAATACACCTCCATTTTTAATTTGAAAAGATGCAAATGGCAAATAATCAACCATAGCATAATGAATTAACATTGGTTGAATATACGTAGTAACAAGGTTCAAGTAATTACCTGTTAAAGTTCCTGCTGTAATATCAGCAGATATTTTATCATACAATTTAGAGCCTAAATAGTTAGTAATATGTATTTCTTGTGATATTTTAACAAACTGAATAAATTTGTCAGTATCAACATTTCCATCAATAATTGAGTTTTTTACTAAGTCCGTTCTACTTATAAATAGTGCTGTTGCCATATATATTATTTATTTACAAATCCGTTGTTTGGCATATCCGTTGGTCTCATTGCCACCTCTTTTGCGTTTACTTCTGGTTTAATTCCTGCTTTTTTTGCTTTGTTTACGCTAATTTCTGCTTTTGGATTCCCTACGTCGGGTTTTAAATTAGAGCCTTTTGCTAAATAAGTTTTGCGCATCCAAAAATGATGACAGTCTCCACCGCCTTTATATAGCCAGATACTGTAATTATCAGCACCATTTAATCCCCATCCTTTGTTTACGTTATTTGACCCCATTGCAATAATGTCTTCTTTACGATATATCTTTTTTGATGCAACC